CCCGCAACTTGACCGCGACCGACGCAACTGGCTGACGGACTGACTGTCTGCCCTCAGCACAGTTATCGATGCGGCAAGTGACCTACGGCTTCGCGTTCTTCGGGAGTGCCGCGTGCCGTCGCGCCCAAAACAAGTTGAACTTGGTTCGAGTGTACGGTATGCGGACGTGGGCCTTGCGGCTTCCCAAGTCTCCCTGCGCGACTCCTGCGTCTTTGTGCATTTGTCTGTTGACTCGTTCCCCTGCCCACATTTCTGCGACAGCGTCTCGCGTGGCGTCTGGCATTAAAGCCGCACCAACCGCCTGCGTCAACTGATTGACGAGCTCAGACCACCTGAAGCCAGTAGTGTCGTGGCTTGCGATGAAACTGCGGCCCAGCGTCCATAACCGGTCTCTTTCGGCCGGTGTAGGCGCCGCAAACCCGCGCATCATGCGCAGGTAGCCGGTCAATTCCTTGGGTGAATAAACACCCTCTCTGGCGGCCTTGATCTCCTCACTGCTGAGTTTGTTGGTCCTTGCACAATCGCCTTGTCCGGGATTCCAGAACTGTTTCCCATCCGATTCCTTCGCGCGCTGCTCTTTGCCGCGCCGGTCCACTACATCCATTCCTCCTTGTCCAGTAACATTGCGCACTGGCCCATCTCGACGCCCAGGGAAAGGTTTCGCAGCGATATTTCTACCTTCGGCTGCGTCCCCATTGATGACTTCCACCAGAGCAGCTTGGTCAGCCAAAACGGCTTCATTCTGCGCCTGCTGGAGTTGGGGCTGCGGCTCCTGGCGCGCATCCAATCTCTGTTGGTTTCGTCGGGCATTGGACTTCGTGGATCCTGTAGGCTGAGGTGAGGAGCCTCCAGCCTGCCTCCGTGATTGGGCCTTCGTCGTCGCACTTGTAGCAGAGCCAGCTTTGCGTGAAGAGACGGACACAATGTCGTCTACATTCACCACAACGCCAACCCGGGCACGAGTATTCGAACTGGGCTCCGCTCGGGAGGGTTGCAAGGATGGGTTTGCAGCTTCGCGCCGCTGCGAGTTTGCTGGCGCAGCTTGGTTGGCTGCTGCACCTTGTTTCGAGCCGGAGGCGTTGCTCGCTTGCACCGCCGGCTTGGCTTTTGGGTCCTTGAGATCGCTAGCCTTAAATGCAGGATTGCACTTCTTCAGGAATCGTACAGCGACCATTGCTTGTTCTTTACGCAGCTGAGGTGAAGTGTGTAACCACCGAAACAGCTGCTGTTGCAACTTCCCGGCGGGTATCTCTTCTCCCCTTTCAAGCATGTCCAGCATCTTGAAATTGCGCGCGACTCCCTTGATCTCCCACAAATTCGGCTCTTTGGGTGGCGTCGGTAACGGTGGCGCCCGACGGTTGCGTGTTCCCGTCTCCTGTTGGATTGGTTTCGCAGCTTTCTCAGCCGCATCCCATTCCTTGACCCTTTTCTCCCAATTGTCGACTCGAGCTACAAACGCTTTGTTGTTACTAGCGTTACAGCGCTTTCGAAGACTGGCAGCCACCTTCTCGGCTTCTTGCGCACTGCCCGTCTTATAGAATCGTCCCTCATATGCTAACGTCGGCTTCGGGT